GACGGTCACGCCGAAGCTACTCGATATCACACTTCATGATATCCCAAAATCTCCATATGAGAAACTGGGTTTTGCCCGCCCCGTGGTTTTGGACGGGAACGGAGCGTGGGAAACGGTTCTGGAGAATGCTTACGACATCATTGTTACGGGCGAGATCAACGGAGCGGACACCTTGGAATTCAAGCTGCCCTACAGTGACCCGAAGCGGGCGACGCTTGACAACGAGAAGCAGGTGCAGATTGCTGAGGATGTTTACCGCATACGGACAATGACGGATGAAAAAGGTTCGGATGGCAACAGCATACTCACAACGGTCTATGCTGAAGCGGCATTCTATGACCTGACTTTTTCTGCAGAAAAACAACCGATTGAATTCAACGCCGACCTGCCCGCTGCCCCGATGGCGTTTGCGCTTGCGGGCACAGGCTGGGAAGTCGGCACGGTAAATGTGATCACCCTTCGAACATGGGAATGCCAAGAAAAGAACGCACTCTCCATCCTGCGGATGGTGCAGAACATCCATGGTGGCGATTTGGTATTCCACAGCCGGGACAGGCGAGTGGACTTACTGACATTCAGCGGGACAGACAGCGGTGCGCTCTTTGCCTACCGCAAAAACTTGACGGGGATTAAGCGTGTAGTCGATACTCGATCCCTTGTTACGCGACTCTACGCCATCGGTAAAGACGGCATGACCTTTAGTGCCATTAACGGCGGCAAGGAATATCTGGAGGACTTAACCTATTCAAGCGAGGTGCGGGTAGCGACACTCGACTGCTCCAGTTTTACGAACCCCTATCAGATGCTTGAATTTACCAATATGCGGCTTGCTGAGTACGCAAAGCCCCGCGTTTCCTATGTCCTCTCGGCGATGGATTTGTCCGTATTGACAGGCTATGAACACGAGCGCTGGAATTTGGGTGATATTGTAACCGTTGACGACAGGGATTTGAATCTGACCATTAAAACACGAATTATACGCCGCCAGTATAACCTTCAAGAGCCGTGGAAAACCGTATTGGAACTCTCCACAAAACTCAGAGAACTTGGCGATTCCTCATCAGCAACGATTGCCGACCAGTTCGACCAAAGCAATCTCATCGGGCAGGAAATCAAGGATATGGTACCGTTCAACCATCTGCGAAACAGCAGAGCCGATGATGGCTTCGCCTATTGGCAAAATAGCGGCTTTGTAGTGGATACTGAAAACGGTGTATCCGGTACAGCTTCCTTTAAGGCAGTTGGTGTGGCGGATATGACCAAAAGCATGGCGCAAACAGTCTATCCAGCATCAAGACGTAACTACACTATTTCGGCTCAAATCGGCTCAGATAATCTGAACAAGGGTGCAAATGGACAGGTCGGTATCGAGGTAGTATTTGAATACGAGGACGGGACGACCGAAACACGATTTATTGATTTGTATTGAGAGGGCGGTGATTTCACATGGTATCTTTTCAACAAGTGGCGCGAGACGCTTCACCCAAAGGCTACGGCAGGCTGCGCTCCATCACCATCCGTCTTGTTATACAGAACTGTACTGGAGAGGTGTTCTTCACTGATCTAATGTTGCAAGCAGGTATCGTCGCCACAGGCTGGGTCGGCCACGTCTGTGAAATTAGGTGGACACTGGATGGGTGATTCAGTCTTTGCGAAGTACATGCTTGTAGTAGCATCGGAAAAGGCAGAGCCATTGCACATAAAGCATTTCCCCAGAGGCGTAACCATGTATGCCAGCTTCTCGAAATGCTCTGGACAACTGCTTTTTTGTAAACATGCGTCGTAATTCGGCACCATTGCTTCGTAGGCCGGCTGAGACAAAGCGCTCGTAAGCAAGCCATTGGACTGGCGATACATCTGGTTGTGCCTTTTTATTCAGATGGAGCAATACCACGTCTACGCCGGGCTTCGGATGAAAATCCTCCCGGCGAAAATGGTAGACGATTTCAAGATCGAATACTGGCTTTATCATGAGTGACCGCAGGCTTTCACGCGAGGTTCCCATGAAACGCTTGGCCGCACCCTTTTCCATCGTTAACCATGCTTCTGTTGGTGGGTTTTTGCTTTCCGTCAGCTTGCGCAATATGCTGGTGGTATGGAAAAAAGGAATGTTTGCAAAAACCTTATAGTCCACAGAAGCAGGAAGCCGCCATTGCAGGAAGTCCTGATGATAAAGGTCGAGGTTTTCGGCATCACTGAATTTTTCAAGAAGCCTTCCATAAAGCTTTTTGTCAACTTCAATAGCGCTTACTTTCTGGCAGTTTTCAAGGAGTAAACCAGTAATATGGCCTTTACCGGGGCCTATTTCAATCACATGATCACCTGCGGTGATACTGGTTTTATGAAGCAATTTTTTTATTGTTTTGTAGCTGGTCAGGTAATTTTGGGATACACAAATGGGCGGATTTTGCCCTTGGTTTCTATTTTTGGACATAAAAAATACACCTCTTTCGATTCTATTCGGGTCGAAAAAAAGTGCACAAAACTAAAGGAAGAGTATTTTACGCTTCCGTTTGTTTAGTGCACCTTATTGACGAGTCCGAAAGATTCCACTCATAGGTGTATTCAAGCCTCCAAATATAGATTGGTTTTCATTATAAAATAAATAGGCTATGTTGTCAAATTCAGCATTTGTACACACTCGCATTTGAGCTATGCACCGTTTTCGGAGGAGGTGGCAAAGATAATCAACAACTTCATCCGCTTTGCGGAAGTACTAAAACTCAAAGAGGAAAAGCGAATTGTAAGCGTAACCCTCCGTCCCCTCATCGCCGATTGCACGGGCGAGATTTACTTCACCGACCTTCAGCTTCAGGAGGGCGACAAACTGACAGGCTATACACCGCACACTTCGACCATGCTTCAAGGTAGCGGGAATGCTCCTCGCTACCAAAATGCCGTGGTGCGTGGCGGCGCGACCCTCGTTCTCTTCAACACCGGGGAAACCTCGGCGGGTCTTGACTTATATATCTATCCTAAACAGCCAATGGCGGCGGGAAGCATTGAAATTTCACAAGGTATGGGTTCGCATAAGTGCAAATTTACATCGGCGGTAAATGCGGGTGATGAATTTGCCTTAAAAGCTGTGGTAAGGGAATGTCTGCGAAATGGCAATCCCACGCTAAAGGATGGATTTTACCAATATACCGCCGCTTACGACAGCAAGCACCACGTGAAGCTGGAAAACGGAAAATCAGCGAGGGTCTACCTCGAATATGTAGAAATGATGGAAGGAGATCCGCGCTTATGAGTAAGGATTATCTTAAGGGCAAGAAGTGCATGATATGGTCGTTCATGGGAAACACCCGAATGCACCAGGCCTTGAACAATTACGGTGACCGCTATGAAGCCGTCGGCATCTTCACCTTCGAGGTGGCCATAACAGGAACGATAACCGAAACAGGAACGCCGATATCCGGCATGATGCCGTACATCAATAAATGGCCTAAAGTGCGGTGGTTTCTCACTGTAATGAACCACGGCGCAGCTTCTATCTTCACTGCTCTACGAAATAACGAAAGTGGCGCAAAGACGAAGTTTCTCTCCGAATTGGTGCGTATCATGCAGAAATATCCGTGGTGTGCCGGTGTGGATATCGACTTGGAACGCGGCGGTGGATATGAGAACAAGGATGCGGCAAATATTCTCTTCAGCGACATTTACCAAACCGTTAAAGCGTACAATCCCGCCAAGCTGGTCAATATCTGTTTGCCCGGTATGACGGGCGTCCAAGGCTCAGTCGGCGGCGAGAATTGGTGCGTCTATGCCGATCTCGATGCTTACTGTGACACGGCAGCAATTATGTCATACGGTATGGCCTGGGCAGGCAGCGCACCGGGTCCTGTCTCTCCACGGGACTGGCTTGTCGGTGTTTATGATTATGCCGCCAGAGTAATGAATCCGCAAAAGATCTATATGGGTTTACCGGGTTACGGTTGGGAGTGGCAGATATATACAAACCCTGCCGACCTCGGCCAGACGTATCGTGGCGTGTCGCTTACCTACTACGCCGCCAAAATATGGGCGGAGGGCGGCTATAACTTTACAGGTAATGCTCCTCCGCAGCCGATGATACCGTGGCTTGCCTACTGGGACGATTACGATCAGGTACCGTATATGCTCCCTCAAGTCTACGATTATGCTGAGGGTGGCGATGCAACCAGCCGAGAAGCTCCAATAATCGGGGAAACATACAACCGCCGTCGATACTTAACTTGCTACGGGAAAACACAAAAGGCAGAGTTTGGCACAATCTATATTGACCGCGACGGCGAGCCGGATAGTTACACAGAGGGCGTGGTGATCGGCAACGGAATGATTACGCTCTCATCTGAAATGGGTACAGCAACCTACGATTTTACCGTTCCGCAATCGGGAATTTATGATGTCGCAGTCCGTATCTGCTATCCGTATTGGGACAAGAACGGTATCAACATCTCCCTTGACGGTTCCTCGGTCGGCTTTTACGAAAACCGTCTATGGTGGCCGTATTGGAGAAGCACCTTCTGGGCGATTCTTGCTAAAGGACGCAGCTTGTCGGCAGGAGAACATACCATCACCGTTGATGGCGGTGTGGTGGGCGCGCAGTTATATGGCTTTCGTCTTTGCTCATCGTTTTCTGAACAGCCCTCGGCAGGTTCGGCTACCTTTGAACTCTCTCCTCGTAGCTTCAAGGACGTGAACGGGAATATGGCTGTGCCGGACAAAGGCTTCAAACTGACCACCGAGATTCTGCGGCGAAAACCCGATTCGGCTCTGGTGTGGTATGAGGACTTCCAAGACCCAATCACGCTGCAAAGCACTTACTGGACTACACTTTCAGGCAGTTGGGCAGTCTGGCGAAGCGATGAATATGCATCCGGCAGGGTTTATTCACAGTTGGAAGGTAGTGGCCAACTTGCCTGGAGATATGACGGTTTCTCCGACGTTCACCTTCGAGCACGGCTTGCCTTCCCTCACAACGGGAGCGGGCGCGCCGGGGTATTTATCGGCGACATCTTCTGTTGTATCAACATCGACACTGAGCGAGTGGAACTCTATCAAGACTCTATTTTGCTCGGCAGTTATGGTGCAGCTTACGCTAAAACACCTGCCACCGACATCCGCACAAACCCCAATATGTATCTCATTGAAATGAGGAAACGCGACAACAGTGTGAGGGTCTATTCCGGTAACAGTAACACCCTCCGCTTCACAGCCATGGTATCACCAGCAAGTGGTTATTGCGGCATTCAGTCGGATAATGAAATCAAGTGTGAACTTCTGCGTTTAGGCGATGCCTGGACTTACGAGCCGTATGAAGCCTTTGATGTAACAATGCCAAACGGTACTACCGAAAACTAC